TCCTTTTTCTTTCTTTTTTTTTTTTTTTTTTTTTTTTTTTTAGTATATAATTAAGGATCTTAATTTGCAGGGAAAATCCTAATAACCCTCACATGAAGTGAGAGTTAGCGGCAAAACCTGCATGCTATACTGTACATTATTACTTAAAGTAACTATATTTTGCGCTCCAAAGGGCTCGATGTTTTGTGGACACCTGCTCCAATGGAACATAGTTACTTGTGGAATTACATACTTGTAATTCTCACTTCATGTTTATTAATTTGATTGGACACCAAAACCCATGTTTTGGTCCCAATCGGAGATATACCTTTCATAAGGATATACCTCAGGATATTGATTTGTTACAGAATAGGCTATATCTATTAGCCTAGAACTGTGTTCTTTAAAATGTTCTACTGAATATTGAGCGAGTTCGTAAACACTATCTCTAATATTATCCAATGCCGCACCTTGTTCATCGGTACATTTCCGCACCCAATTGGGTGTTTCCATAATTACCTCCATAGGCATTGGCGCCCGGTAGACTGGGCCATCCTTCCTAAACTTTCGTTTCAAATAAGCAACCTCGCTCAGTTGTCGGAAGGGTTGTTGTTGGTCACTTTTGGTTTCATCTGTATAGATCATACCAAAGCTAGCATAAGCGTTAGTGACAGTTATCTGATTAAATTTATCTGCTACACTATCACTTAGATTAATAACATTGTCGTCACCATAGGATACCATGCTAACATGGTCGTCAAATGGTTTCTCATGGCTACCCATACACCTATAATAAGCAATTCTCATGCTAACACTATTATAAAAAGAATTTAAAATAGTGGTACATGGATTACCCGAGGGTTGGGAATGAGAAAGACTAACAAATCTATTGTTACATAATTGAATACTATTATAAACGTCCAAAAATAACACCTCACGAATGAGAGCATTCTCTGGACCATCATTATAAAATTTATTTACAACTGATACAAATTTACTCATAATATTACTATTTAATGTGCCATCAAATGAAGAGAAATCGCCAGCAAAGACCTTATCACCTTTGGTCATAAGCTTCTTCGCCGTGCGAGTCCAATCATAATCGTACACATTGGTACCTACTGATTGTTCATTATCAATTCTGTTTTCCATTATGTGTGCTATAAATCCCAAGAAATACTGCCTAAAGGCTATCGTATAATCTTGGGGACCACTCGCAAAGACTCGTGTCTTGCGAGCTAATACTTTTTCAAGGGGTCTACGTTCATCCTTAAGAGTCGCAGACCACACTGTGGGAGTCCTGATACCTTTGCTGGCATCACTAATTCGAGCTTCCACAGCTTTTCTTACTGTTTCATCATATAGGAATACCTCATCGTCACCAAACCAGCCGGTCTTTCCTGGTTTACCCGCTTTGCGTTGTAAAACCCAAGGATAGCCGGCCGAAGAGTGACGATTGAGGCTTGAAAGGTAGGGCGAATGATCACATCCCCTTATAGCTTCCTCATAGGTTAACACACGCGCGAGCTCAGGGTCTCGATTACTTAAAAGTAATCGTTCCACTTCGCTCACGGCGGCATCAACCTCAGAATCTGAAATATAGGGGGTATTGATAGCATTCTTCTTCATGTTCTTAATCATAATATCTTCATCAGGAGAATATAGTACACTTGGCGCTGTTAATACTGGGTCAATTTTGTCATAAAATATTGACTTTCTTATATCGCTTTTTGAGGGTACGAAGATCTTACTCGTACAATCCCCCAAATTTCCAAATGTATCAATTCCCACACCTAATAATTTAATTAGACTTTCTTCGTTATATTCCACATTTTGTTGTAACTTGACACTCTTAGTCTCAATATTAGGCAAAGAGTCAAAGTCAGTTGTCACGACCTTGGAAAATTGCTCTAAAGTTGTTAGCAGGTCCTGTTGTGTAATAGATTGTCCATAAGCTTTGGTACCATCAGTACTACCAGCAATATGGATGCCTGCTATTTTTCTAATGAATGTTGTCTCTTGACACACTACTGGTGAACCACAATCTCCATTTATTGTATTTAATGTATACTCCAGACAATCCCTTACTGTCATAGTCCCGTGCTCAGTATTAAACTGGGCACCGAACATACGAGCACTACTATTACCTAACACGGTCAACGTATTGACACCACCATAATTTCTAATGGTGGGCACACACACATCAGCTCTACGTACACTTAATTCTGGCATAGTCTGGAAATGTTTAACTAAGTCTGAATGTGCATTCACATACCTAGGGAATTGTAATAATGCTGCATCTTTATCATAGCCATTAACACTTACGATATTCTTAGCTTTAATACATTTCATTGGGAGGATAAACTCCGAACCAAAAATGTTCCTAATTTTAATAGTATCTTCATCAGTAATACTCATAAATAAATGTTTGGGAACTAGAGCTACAGTATCTCGTATAAACAAACACTGGAGAATCTTATTAAAAGAATCCCCGCGTTTCACACTAATCATGTATAAATTATTCAACACTCTAGTATTAATTAAATCTTGAGCGCTGGCATCTTTCCATGCCTGCATATCTACTTCCACGCTCTCTCTAACAATTGATTTACTATGTTTAGTTCGCATGTCGCCCGAGACAGCTGCCTCCAAAGAGCAACCATCATCAGAATCAACAAAACGATTTTTAATATTTATAGTTTCTATTTTATCAGATTCCCTTTTAACAATTTTAGCTTTATTAGTTCTACTATCACCACTACCATTGGCTTCTCTAGCTACGGTTTTAGACTTGTTAGTTCTACTATCACCACTACTATTAGCCTCAAGGGAAAATTTATCTGTTAATCTTTTTGGAGAGGTTTTCTTCTCAGGTTTAAAATATGCCCAGAGGCCTAATCCTGATAGGATTACGCCAACTAGGATAATACTATTCTTAAGCGAAGCGTACTCATTGTAGACCTCCCTGACTCCATCTATTATTTGATCTTTAATTTCATAAAATGTGGTTGGAATATAATTGGATTGCATACATGCATTAATTAAGTTAAATCTACTCTCATCAACACGCTCCTCAAGGATCTTGTTGAAATTAACTGATTGGGAGATATTATATTTAGTCATCCTAATACATTCTTTTAAAAATTGTTCATAATCTAAGACTACAGGCCCTTCTTCATTATACATAGGTTGCATACTTTCAGCATTATACATCTCAATTAAGTAGGGCGCAGTATCAACTGCACTTGCACACTTAAGAGGATCCAAACGCTCTACCATTTCACCTGTAGTTGCTGAATAGCCTTTCTTAACATACTCTTTCTTTAAGATTACTTTGCCACATATATCTATCCTTCGCCTATAAGCATCAGGAAAAGTTAAGGACGTGACATTGAGGTTGATGACATTCTGAGATAACAATATAACTTTCGATATAAACTTAGTTCTCTTTTTCTCTGATAATTCGGCCATATGCAAAGCATAAGGCGCTACATTAGCAGCACGAATTAGTTCTATAAATTCCTCATTAGGTGAACTACCGCTATCTACTCTTTGTCCAAAGTCGTCATACACCACAATATTCTGTCCAGCATAACCATCCCAAAATTCTTGTTCAGTATTTCTTGAATATATCTCTTGTGCAAAGTTTTTAGCTGTTGCAACATTATCTGAAAATAACATATTAAGATCACAAGCCAATGGCCAACTCATACCAGACTTTCCTACCCCGGACTCACCAAACAGTTGAACAACTAAAGGTTTGACCCGAGGTTTATTACCGAAGACTCCGGTATAGTCACATAGCTTGCGAGCCTCCTCTATAATTTTAAATACTCTATTATAATGTAAAATTACTTCTTGTCTGCCTTTGATGTTACCTATGACACTAGCATAGGCAACACCTTGACGATACAATTTATCTATTTTAAGCACTAATTTATCGTCTTTTTCTAGACGAACACTCAAATTGTTGGTGACATCACCTAATCCCATAACTTCATCAGTCCACTCCTTATAACCGGAGACATACTGATCAAGCTCGGGGGTCTTAGTACATCCGAAAACGTAATACATTAATGTATCGCCTATACTCTCGAACATCTTATTACCCACCTGGGAAAAATCATAAATATTTTTAAGAGATCGGGCTCTCTGCCCTACTATTTTAATAATACTATCTAAGTTGCCACTTGGGATACCAAATAAGGTTAAAAATATCATACTAATAACTGATGTCACAACTAGGGCACTTACTTGACCATTATCGGACACATACTTCTTAAAAGCTGTGATACTAACGATATCGGTAATCCCGGATTGCAAAACAGTATCTATGTTCATTGCACACAGTAAACTATTATACACAGTACTCCCAAATTCTAAGAAGGTGTTAAGTATCAGATTATATAATATCAATTTTCTTTCTGCCATAAAGGCATTAGCAATAATTTTGGTCAACTTAAGTAACAGTCCTTGGACTTCCTGTCCAAATAGTGTGACCTTCATTCTCTCCAAACACTCTGTGGCAGCGCCTAACATATTGTCGGCTTTACCAAAGAAATTTTTACTAGCATCTAAAGTCTCATTCAAGTTCCTAATAACGTTTAGGGGATTGTAATCACTCAAACCTTGTAATTTCACTTGTGTAAATAAAGTCGTAACATTATTATAAATAGTCACGCTCATTAGCTGTTCTATCTTATCCACTACAATGATCTCATCATCTTCAAAAATGATATCATCCTCCTGGATTCTAATTTCATATTTGATGGGTCTTGTGATCCTATTCTTGTCTTTAAACAATTTAAAATTACCACTCTTACTACTAAATCCATTTTTAAGAATAAACTTACGTCCTATTTTGGTAGTTCCATAATAAGCTGTAATCACTCCCCTTTGGGGGGTGGGTTCTTCATGAAAATCCTGTTCCACACCTTGCAGCATTGCATCTACTTGTTCCAGAAACTTAAATGGTTTCGACATCTCTGGATGTTCATGCATGCGCTTGGGTACGACAGGCTTAGATTTAGTATAAATTGGGGGTCCTATAAGATAACCATAAGTAAGATCATCCTTAGCACCAACTATTAAAGTTAAGTCTTCTATATTGGTTTCAACATACACGCAAGGTGTTATGCGCGTAGCGCTATCTGGCGAAGTACTAGACAGCTTATTATTGTTAAGGCCTCTCCTACCGGAATTGTAGTAGGGGACCTGAATTTCATGAATAGGATTAAGATAAGGGTAAGTGATGTGTTCCACATTATCACCAAACACTGGTTTCCCACTCTCAGTTCTAACAAGAGTAGTTCTAATATAACTATTGCTATTGATAGTTTGGCCAAAAGTTGGTCTCAATTTAAATGATAAACCTCCTCTATGGAAGGCAAAAATATTTGACATTTTACCTATATAACCATCAAAACCCCCAATCATGTTACAATTTATTAGATATTGGTTGCCTATAGCACTAATAAAACTCCGGTGACACCGAGTCATAGCTCTCATATTCAAGGCAACCTCACCACCAACAATTTGGGTGGTGTCCAGTACATTTTGGGCATTATTGGTTTTACCAAATACTACTGTCTCTATCCCCATCTCCTCATTTCGGACCACTCCCTGTAGTCGAACATCAACGGAGTTGGTGGGGTAAGCTCTAAGGCCATGACCAATGGGGCAAGCAAGGGCAACATTTGTAGCCCAGGCCCATACATTGACCGTCACATATTGGGACACTGTCTCGGGGCAATTAAGTGGTGAGAGAGCTCTCACCACTAATACTCCAGGTGATTGGGTATAGATCCGGTCAACTTGCGGTGTCACACCCGTGCTACACATAGTTCTCTCATGCATATAGGGCACCACAAATTCTAACTCATTAGTCTCAGTAATATCAATAATATGTCTATAAAGATTAGTGGTATCCATCTGATCTATGAATAGTGCATCCGATACACTAACACGTGGGACAAAGAAAACTTCCAAACGCCCCACGTGGAATGGTGTTCTAACAATATTTACTCTGAAATGCATATCTGCCTTCCAGAGTCCAAACAAACCAGCTATATTTTCAAATAGTGATAGATCAAAAGCCTGATATTGTTGGGTTCCTATCGTCCAATTAGTAATCCTCTTATCACTAACAAAAGGACCAACTTGAAGTTTACTAACTTCGGCCAGTGGCACACTATCTACTAGCCACTTCACACTATCTACTAATGCTGGGCGGCCACAAATATGCTCAGTGGCCATTTCATCCAGATCCTGCAAGAAGTTAACTTCATTCTCACCTATCCTATTATCATTATTAAAGGCTAGCATGACGCTAGAATCCTCACACTTATTCTGTGCAAAGCCCCTACCTGGGATATTACATAGAGGGGGGGCACCTGATCCAACGACTGGCCTGGACCAGCCAAAGATAGATGCTACCCCGCCAACGATATCAGCAACCCAAGGCACAGCACTGGCAATAGTGCCAACTATAGGTATAGGGGCTAAAATGTCCTTCACGCCACTGGCGAAGGCTCCAACTTTGCCACTAATTTCTTCTATTGGTCCCTTAGCTTCTCTACCCTGTAAAGTAACACCAAGTGGTGTTGGACCATGGATCTCTATGTTCTCAAAGTGAGAAAACACTTCAATAGGTATTTTAGGATTGCCAACACACATAATAGGTGTCAGTGCAAATAAATAAAACTTACCTATGGGTGCTACTCCTCGTGTTAGAGACATGGCATCCAATGTACTAGACCATGGTACTCTAATCACAGCAGCATTACAAGATTGTAAGTCTATTTCGACCCCAGGGTAACTAGTAATAGCTGCCCGACCTTTTTGCAAAATTTGCGTTTGAGGCAACAGGTCGTCATCATAAGGCGAATAGCAGGCCCATAACTTGCCAGCCACATAAGGGTTGACATTAGTCATTATCCTAAATACAGTATCCGCTTTAAACCACTCAAAGTTGGTTAGTTTCTCCACTCGCTTACCAAACTTAAGCGTATCATGGGGCACTTTAAAAGCCTTAATGAATGGTTGGGGAGCTGGTCCTGTTAAAGAACCAAAACTGCTAATAGGGGTAATACTATTAGCATTCAAAGTAGCATAATATACTAAACAAGGTCGTTGTAAGAAAGAAACCACAGACGCGACTTCTTCCACATCATTAATCTGAGTCCCAACTAGTGCTGTATTATCAGCCACTAGTAGACTACTATCTGTAAACTTTGTATATTCTTCATCAGTAGTTATATTTCTACGGGTATCTGAGGTTAACCCATCTGTACCTGTTGCACTTTCAACATTTTCATAAGCAGTTTGCACGCTGGCAACATTTTCTTGCACACTTGAGTTTTCCATAGTTGTAGCCATAATATCTGAGGAAAGGGGGGTTCCAACCAGCAATGCTGCTTGGTCCATTACTAGATCTTGGCCTAAGCCCAGGTGGTCTAGCTGCCCACCAACAATGAAGCTTAACACTCCACAACATACCCATTTATCGTCAACACTAAAGATTTTGGGAACGGACTTCTAAGAGCGGTCTCCCTGGTTCTATAACTCTCGCTCAAACCTCTGACACTTTTGGTGCCGGCTCTACCTTCATACTAAGCTTATTAGGCCTCGCATGTTAGGTGCTTTCGCTACGAGTAGTGTTTATTGTCAATGAATATGTCATAAAGTGCAAACCACCTCACTGCACTCCCCCTCAATGCTTCATCACAAAAGTAGGGGTTAACAACCTCCACCACATGAGTTCGGTTTTACTCCTTCCAGGCCCTAGGGACTTACAGTACTGGATCACACCGACAAAAACTGCAACATTTGCCTCACATGATTTCAATCATCAACATATCTCGTGTAATAACACACGCAGGAGAGGTTTTCACTCACACTGTACATTCACACTAAATAAATATGATGTTAAATTGGGGTCTTAATAAACCAAGACCACGAAAGTTCTGCCTTTAATAAACCAAAGGCATAAAAGTTCTGCTTTTAATAAACCAAAAGCATAAAAGTTCTGCTTTACAACAAAGCATAAGCTTCCAAAGATATCCCAACAAAGGGCCCGCTTGGCGGGAACAAAACG